AACGGAAATGTTATGACTGCCACTAATAAGTCTTATAGATATACTGGGACTACTTTCTATGTGTTTTTAGATAGAGAAAGAAGAACAAATGTCTTTACAAAAGTAAATAGACTTTATTATTTGCGTATTGAAAAAGACGGCAAATCTTATTGTGAGTTTATCCCTTGCTATCGTAAGGCTGACGGGGTTATCGGTTTGTATGATAAGGTTAATAAACGCTTCCTTACAAATCAAGGCACTGGCACATTCTTAAAAGGCAACGATGTCTATGAGAATGTCAACGAAGAACTCTACCAACGTGGTGGTGAAATCAATGGCTACAAGCCAACATTACCAAGCGAGTATGAAAGAGTAGAATACTTACAAAGTAGTGGTGCTGAATACATCAACACTGGTTTAGACGGCAAGAACGGATATACCTTTGAGTGCGATGTTGAATACATTTCATTCCCTAACGATTATTCATATATTGCTGGTTTTGGTGAAACAAGCACAAATCGTATCTATTTCACAAGAGTTCAAAAGTCAAGTCTAACGGAGGGTTTCACTTTTAGCAGTGCTAACAATTCTCAAATCACTTGCCAAGCAAACACCAAATATCATTACAAGTCAATAATGAAAACTGGTGAACAAAAGTTATATAGAAATGGCGAGTTGATTTTGAATACTACAAGCACAGCCATAAATCAATACGGAAAGATTTGGCTATTCACATCTAACTATGCTGGTGACCCAAACGGCTCTTGTGCTATCAAGATGTATGGTTGTCAATTCTATTATGAAGATAAGTTAGTCCGTGACTTTATACCAGCCGTCCGTAAGAGCGATAATGTTGCTGGCTTATATGATATGGTGACAAGACAATTCTTCACCAATCAAGGCACGGGAACATTCGCAGTCGGTGGCTACGTTGAAAGACCACACGAAACTTGTGAAGCCTTACCAAACGTGGAGGTTTCGCTACAATGCAAGTAGATTATTCTTGCAAAGTTAATTGGACTGTGTGATAATAAAGCGTGGGCGGTTATACCGCTTGTAGTCCATGAGGCTACTCTCTCGCTTATCCCATGTAAGACGAGTATTGAAAAAGACTACGTTTCGAGCGTGGTCTTTTTTGTTGCATTATTAATTTGTTTTGATATAATAGTAAATGCCCGAAAGGAATACCAAATTACGGTGGACTGAAAATTGAGGTGATTTCTCAATCTAAAACTTCCTAGCGATTACATGAACACTGAACGGATAGGGTGTTGTCCTAGTCTAATCAACTAGCATGAATAACTATCTACTAGCGACCTTGCGCGTAAATAAGTCCGTGAATAATAGCGACACGTAGGAAAACAGTGTAATTGCGAGCCATGAAAAAAAGCAGAGCAGAGCCAACACTAGGCTCGGTGTCTGCTTACCCTCATTAACGAGGGTTTTTTATTTGAAAAAATATATTTATTATATAAATATGTCTGTGTGTTTATTAACAAATGTGATTTTATTGTTGTCAAAAATGATAATGCTGATATAATGGAAGCATGAAAAATGAAAGTGAGGACACAATAATGTTCAATCGAAAGAGATTTGAAGCCATGCTACTTGAACGTGGTGTAACAAAGCAACAACTCTGTGACTATCTAGGCATTTCAATAGCCTCATTATTTAGACGATTAAAGGACGGCAACTTTACCGCGAATGAGATTAGATTACTCATTCACTTCTTTGGTAGAGAAGAGGTATTAGGTTGCATTTTTGATTATGACTAAACAAGAACTATTAGAAAAACCAGTGTGGACTTTCTATGATGTAATGTTTTATTGCGAAGTGCGTAAGACAAAAGCATACGAGATTATGAAAGTCTGCAAAGAACAACTAAATGGTGCGGTGCGTTTCAACCCTCATGGTGTGAAAAGAGATAGCGTCCTAGCATATCTCGGCACTGACATCGAAAGAGAAGCCTTTATCTCAAAGAGCGTTCATAAACAACCAGACTAAAAGAATGAAGTGGGTCGTCAATCAATCTCCCATATTATGTGCATGATAGTATGTTTCCTTTATTCCAAATCTTTGCACCGACGACTGACTATCCAGTTCGAGATTTCCCCTAGTCACATCTAGCCGTAAAGTACCACAAAAGGTTTGCTCGAACACAAGCAAGGTGATTAAGCGACGTAACAAGGTAGCGCATTACCCCCCCTCGCTTTTTCAAATAATTCAGCACTGGTGAGGCGATAACACCAGCCCTCGCCCCCTAAATGCCAGAGGGACACAACACCAAGAAACGAGGACTAAAACATGGAAGACAAAAAAGAAGTTCAACAAGGAACTGAAAAGAAAGCAAAAGGGCTTACCACTCGTCAACGCAGATTAAAAGACTGGTTAGACAATAACTTCCAAAGTGGCAAGTTCTTCTCAATCGAAGAGGTTGTTAAAGGCGTGGTTGATAAGGACGGTATTCCTTATTACACCCTAAACAAAAACCCACACAAGCATGATAAATGCTTATCATTATCAAGAGATGTTAGAGCGATTAACTTTAATATCACAGACCGCTATATCCCTATCGTTAAAGATACAAAGGGTGGTATTAAACTAGCAGAAAACGAACAAGAAATTAAAACTTTCGTTGGTCGCTTACAAAAGCAAGTTGAAAACCAATGCAAGTATTTCAATACAATCATTTATAAATCTAAACTGGACGGCACTGTGCCACTATTCACCTTTGCTGGACGTGTTCTAGGCGAAGACGAAATCAAACCAGTTGACGCTTACAAGAGGGAAACCCATGAATAATGTAATGTACGTCGTGAACGACATGGTTTTTGAAAACCAAGCGGGCAAATATAATGCTCGTGCTAGAGCCAAAGCCTACTGTGATAAGAACGATATAGACTATCGCAATATGCTACAAGCAAACAACGAAGCAGAAGTCTATTATATCCAAAAACTTTTGCAAAGAGATGTATGCTTCATAAGCACACATGAAAAGATTGCAGTTACTGACGGCTTCTATAATGCAGTCGGTCAATCAATTCCAGCCATAGTAATCGATGTGCCATTCCACTACGCAGACGAAGACGGTAACCACTACGAATGGCTAGTTGCTGACGTGTACGACTTAACTATTAAACTTACCGACGCAAAGATATTGTTTGATAAGAGCCACAAGAATGAGGGTTGCTACTTAAAACTCTTATGCTTGGGTGACAACAACGAAATCAAAGAGTTTACTTTAGAAGACCTTGAAAGCGTGCGCTATAACTTCATGCAAGAAGAACACAAGAAAACACTCAAACATTTACACAAGTTAAGAGAGCGTCAAACGTATGACCGCTTGCGCAAACTGCGTGAAGAGGGACGCATTACTGAAAGCCAAACTAAAGCGTTGTACAAACTGGAGGAACGCTATGGCAAATGACTTTGACGGGCTAATTAAACTAGCCTACGCAATCGTGACAGCGTGTTGTGAAGATTATCGTGAGGCATACTCAAAAGGCAACATCAACGATTTAACTAAATGTAGAGTGTTCTTATTAAGTGGCAAGGTAGAAATATATACCCTCTATAACTTTTATGGAAAAGAGATACTAGAAACTATGGACGCAGAACTTAAAAAGAAATACGGGTCGTTTGAAGAGCGACGCAAATTAAAAGCCAGTTTATATAAGACGAAAATAGACAACAAGAAGCAAGAACTCGAAGACACACGAGCGGAAATCAAAGCCCTTGCTGGCAACACAGTTATCAAACCAGAAGAAAAGAACCGACTACTTATAGTCCTACGCAATCGTAGATACAGACTAATCGGTGAACTTAATAGATTAAAGAAAGAGGCGAAAGAGTAAAATGCAAATCACACAAGAAGACATTGACTTTGCTAAATGTTTGGAAAAGAACAGCACCAAAGCCCTAGAGAATTACGCTAGAGAAAACCCACAACTATTCAAGAAGTTCCTAGATGTATGGGACAGCACTGACGAAATCAATCATAAAGCAATCTTATACAAATTGATTGCTATGAACAAACTGGTGAACGCCAAGTTAAAGAGCAAGGCTAGACACTGGTTAAGGAAACACGAAATGCCAAACTAAACGGAGGGGCAGACAATGCAAGACATTAGATTATTAGAACTTGAACTTACGAACTATCGTAACATTGAACATGAAGTGTATGTGTTTAATGGAAAGAACGCCAAGATTGTGGGTGAAAACCGCATTGGCAAGACCAATACACTAGAAGCAATTTACTTCTTATTAACTAACTATTTACTCGACGGCAGTAGTGACCTCAACGCACTCAAACCATTAGCCGATACACAACGAGTGGTGGCAGTCAAGGGTACATTCCAAGTCGGTGATAAAGAAATTACTCTTGAAAAGAAATACGAAGAGAACTGGGTCAAGACAAGAGGCACTAACGACAAAGTCCTTAAAGGTCACACTGAAACATACATCTTCAACGGTATCCCACAAGAAACAGCCAGACAATATTACGACTTACTCAATGAACATTTCGGTTTTAGAAATGATATTAAGGGTGATGTTGATGTAGCGCAGATGTTAACAAACCCACTTTATCTAGGCAATCTCGGTGACAGCAAAGACTGGACTGGTTTACGTTCATTCATTATCAAACTTATTGGTGATGTCACGGACGACGAAGTCTATGCCGAAGAGCCAAGCACAAGGGTAATCAAAGAAGATTTAGATAAAGCGTTAGGCAAGACCGAGAACGTCAAGAAACTTTATAACAATGACATCAAGGCTTACGAAGAAAAGATTAAAGGCTACGAAGCCAACATTGAACTTCTTGAAAAGACACCAACACCTACCGACGAACAAGTGGCTGTTGCTACTGAAAAGAAAAAAGAACATGAAGCCAACATCGTACGTATTCAAAGCGGTATCGGCAAAAGCAAAGAGGTTGAAGACCTTGAAGCCAAAGTCTTTGACGCAAAGAAAGCAGTGCTTGAACGTAACACCCAAGAGTTTACTGCATATCAAGAAACTGGTGACCCAAACAAACCACTTAAAGACGAAATTAAAAAAGCGGAAGCAGACCTTGCTGAATGGGTTGGTAAGAAGATTGATACTAACGACGAAATTAGGGACGCTAATGGCGACGAGAAACTTGCTACTATCCACATGGAAACTTGTGCGTCACAAAGAAAGAGATTGTTAGAAGAATATCACAAACTCGAAGACCAAAAGACTGACGTTGACAAACAAGTCCAAACCACTTGTCCAACTTGTGGCAAGCCATTAGACGAAGACAAGGTCAAGGAAGCCAAAGAAGCATATCTCAAAGGTATCCAAGACAAACAAAACTCTATCGTTGAAGAGGGCAAAAAGGTTGCGGAAGAGTTACGCAAATACGAAGAAGCCAAGAACAACGCTCACGATAAAGTAGTTAAGTACAACGAAGAGTTAGTTGCTATCGATAAAGAAATCGACGCTCGTAAGAAACACGTAGACGAACTCAAGAACAGAGGTGGTCTTAATACTTCCTTTACTGAAAGTGACGAACTTAAAGCCATGAGAAATAATCTCACCAACCTTGAAAGTCAATTACTTACAGCCAAACAAAAGGAAAGCGAGAATAACACCAAGTCCGCTGACCTTATCGAGCAAGAACGTGAAGCAATCGCTGAACATCAAAAGGTCTTGAATGATAAAGCCTATTACGATAGACAAATGCAAACCCTTGAAGCGGTTAGAAATCAAAAGCAAGAGGCTTCCCGTAATCTTGGTGACGTTGAGCAAAAGAAAGAAATGCTTGACACATTCATTTACACCAAACTTCGCTTATTAGATAATCACGTTGCCAAAGTCTTTGGTGACATGAAGTTCCAACTTATCAAAGAGAACATCAACGGTGGCTTCGACCCAGTTTGTAAGCCATACATCTATGACATTGATAAGAATGAAAGCACCAACACCTTATGGAAGAGCGGTAGCAAGAGCGAAAAGATTATCACTGGTATCGCTATCGTTGAACACATCAAGGCACATCTCGGTTTGAATAACTTACCATACCTCTTTGACGAGGGCGGTGAAATCTCAACCGATACATTCTCAACCAAGTTCAAAACAGACGCACAAATTGTCTGTGTCAAGGTTGAAGACAACATTATGAAACCAGTGGTTATTAATTTCTAGGAGGAAATAATTATGGCACAAGAAGAAAAGAAAGCATTACAACTCGACGAATGTGACAAGTCATTCCAAGAGTTAAGAAAAAAGTGGTTTAGTATCGACCCAAAGAGCGAAAAAGAATTGTTCGATTTTATCCACGATTTAACAACCAATTACGTACACGATTACGGCACAGCCGTTCACGCAACAGTAGCCCTTATGAGAGCCGTATTAGAATACTTCAATCATTTAGAGGGCTTCACTGGTTTCCAAGTTTCTTGCATGATGTGGGAAGCAATCAAACACGTGTTCTTGGTTAAAGACAAAATCGGTATGCGATTACAGAAGTGTGAACGTGTACTCTATCCACAATTTGATAAAGATTTCACAACTCTCGAACTTAACATAATGCAAAAAGAAGCACTCGTTGCTATCGCTAAAGAAAACTTGGCACAAGTCAACAAGGAAGACTTCCCAGTTTCCAAGAAAGTATTAAAACGCTGGAAGAAAATTGCCAATGGTAAACTTCCAAGATACATCAAAATTAGGGAGGACTAACCAATGCCAAAGAACGAATTAGAAAAGAAAGAAAAGAATGAAGTTGCCCTTACTGGTGGCTTATCATTCCAAACTAAATTATTAAACGAACTCGATAAAGCCAATGAAGAGTTCGGTACAGACTTCACGAAGTATGGTAGGACTTGCGCTATCAATGCGCTTGCCAGTGTTGTGATGTTTTGTAAAAGCAAAGGCGTTGAACTCACTGAACTTGACGGCTCAATGTTAAGACTTCAAATACAAAACGTCGGCTTTACTGAATTGAATATGGCTACCATTCCAAGCGAAGCATACATCGATTTAAGAAAGACATACAAGTGGGTAGACGTTACCGACCCAGCAACTGGTGAAGTTAAGAAAGAAAAGAAAGTGTCATACACTGTCGCTATCAAACCACAAGGTGCGGGCAACGAGAAGTTAGTCCGTAAGTATGGTGTTGGTTTGAAGAAAGGCGACGGCTTAAAGAACGCTATCCTTATCCGTGAGGGCAACGAGTTCGTTATGCCATACTTCGACGGCTTACAAATGACAAAGCCAATTTATAAACCATTACTTGAAAACGAAAACAATAAAGTTATCGCGGTCATGTATCCAGCGGTTAAAGAAGACGGCACAGTCGAATACCTATTCGCTACACGTGAGGGTGTTAAGCCAAACCTTATCGCACAAATTAGACAAAACGCTCTTTACTCTTTTACTAAAGAAGAGGACGAAGAGTACACTGGTAAGAACGGTAAGAAATATACCAAGACCAAGACTGTTGTTGACGAAGAAGCACGCGACGCTTTCTATAAACTTATTGAAGAGAAAGCCAGCAAAATGACCGTCGACGAAATGTTAAATGACGAAGACTTACTTGAATATATCAACCCAACATACACCAGTGGTGGCTCAAAAGAAGCCATGATTATGCGTAAAATGAAGAACAACGCCTTGAAGTATTATCCAAAAGAATACGATAACTCTTACATCACAAACGCTGTTCAAAATATGTTTGAGGAACAAGACAAATCTGCTCTCGAAAAAAAGCATAAAGACATTCTTGAAGATGTTGACCGCGACACTGACGACGACTTGAACGACGATAAGGTCATTGACTTCACAGTGGACGACAATAACCCAGCACCACAAGAACAACAAGTTCAAGAAGAAAAGAATGGTGGCGAGCCATTCTAGTAGGTAAGAAGTATGAAAGCATATTGCCTAGCCAGTTCAAGTGCTGGTAACTGCTTCGTCTTCGATTTCGAGATTGAGGGCAAGTCACATAAGATAATGATTGAATGTGGTTTGCCCCTCTCAACTATCTATAAAAATCTCAATGAATTAAAAATCAAGTTTAGTGACATTGAAGCGTGCCTCATAACACATCACCACCACGACCACAGCCAATCTGCAAGCGAACTAATTGAACGAGATATACCCGTATTCGCAAGTAAAGGCACTTTAGAAACGCTTAAAGTTAAAGGTAATGTAATTTACCCAAAGCAAAAGTTTTGTGTCTTAAAAGGGCTGTTTGGAATGTGCTTTGAAGTAGAGCATGACGCTGTTGGTAGCATGGGTTTCATTCTCAAGACCGCTAATGAGTGTATGATATTCATTAACGATAACAAAAGTTGGAACACCAATCTCAAAGCAATCAAACCAGACTATGTGTTCATTGAATGTAACTACGACCAGCATATTGTCTATCCTCAAATCACCGCGCTTCAAAAGCGTAAGGAAGAGTTAGCCGAAGAAGACGACGAAATGAAAGAGATTAACGTCAAATTAAAACAGTTTGATAGAAACGTCCACAACCACATGAGCCTACGTGGGTGCATTAAAGGGTTGCTCAAACTCAATCTCTCTCAATGTAAGACGATTGTGCTAATGCACTTGAGTGATAGATACGCAAACGAATATCGTATGAAGAACGAAATACAATGTGAGTTCGGCATAAGAACTTATGTAGCCAAGAAATATGGAGGTATCAAATAATGGGTAATGAAACCAACAATAAAAGATTTTACTGGTTGAAGTTACAAGATAACTTCTTCAAGAACGCTCGCATTAAGAAGTTAAGACGAGTGGCTGGCGGTGACACCTATACAATTATCTATCTCAAACTCATGCTATTGACTACCAAGACCAATGGTATGTATATATACGAGGGTATTGAAAACACTATCGAAGAAGAAATCTCTCTTAAACTCGACGAGAAACTCGACGATGTCAAAATCTTATGGCAGTATTTACTAGCCAACCAAATGGTTGAAGAAAAAGAAAATGGTGACGTTCTCTTACCAGAAGTATCTAGTAATATTGGAAGTGAAACTTACAATAACATTCACAAGAAAATGAAAAGATTGGAAAAATTACAATCTAATTCCAACACAATTCCAATAGAGAAAGAGATAGATACAGAGAGAGAGTTAGATATAGAGGTAGATAATTATGGCAAATAATAATACTTCTTCAAATGATTGTTTGTTTGATTGTAAAGAACAAATACGCTCGCACATATCTAGTTCATGTTTGAGTATAGATTGTGAAGATATTATCAGCGGGTTACGTGAAGCAATCGATGTTGATAAGTTCAAGGCGTGGTTTGACCGCAACAAAACAACATTCAAAACAAAAGACAACATACAAACATATTTCAATAGAGCGTTCTTCAAAGAACTTGAAAGAGGAACATTTAAAATTGAAGAAGTTAAAACGGTAGAATGGAACGCTACAACATTGTTCAATGCTATGCGTGAAAAAGATATTATCGTGGTACAAGCAGACACGTGTTATATCTGCCTCATGTTCAGTGCTTATAGTAAACTAGGTGTTAGGATAGATACTGTTCAAGAAGTCAATCATAGAATAGTAGACAGTCTTGAGGCGGGACAGACATCTCAAGATTACATCAAACTTGTAAAAGAAGCCCCAGAGTTTCCTAACGATAAGGTAGACTGGAATAAGTTACAAATAGAATACGAAGCCGAAATGGCTGAATGGAATAGAATATTGGCAGAACTAAACTCTGCTGGAGGTAAATAGAATGACTGATAAACAAAAAGCGTACATCGAATACCTCGACGATAAGTGCAGACGGCTGGGTATAAAGCGTCATTCAACTGACGAAGACTTACTCGGTAAAGATTGGAAACCAGTTTACAAGAACTTCACACCTACATATACGGAAGAAGTAATTATCGAACTGCACAAAGTTCTAGGCATACCAACCAAGCCACTACCGAAGAGGAGGAAGCGCAAATGAAATACCTCGAAGAAGACTTGAAAGCAGTTACTAAAGGTATGGTAACAATCGACGACCTCGCTAAAGACTATGGCGTGTCAAAAGAAACACTGCGCAGATACCTCAACAGACATGGTTATCATTCACGTAAAGTGACAGTTAAAATTGTTACACCATACGTCACACGAATTGTAGGCTCGCTACAAGAGTGTGCTGACACACTAAAACTATCTCGTAGGACGATAGAGCGTGCATTAAAAGGCGAGCGAGTTAAAGTCCTAGAAGAACTAGGCGTAAGATTGGAGGTAGTGAAATGAAAAAAGTAAAAGACTTAACAGTCGGTGAGATTAGACAGTATTGTATTAGTAGCACCGAGTGCCAAAAATGTCCTCTTAATGAATATCACAATGCAAGGCTTTGCAATATTGCTTTCAATTCTACACGCCTTACACCAGACGATATGGAGGTAGAGAAATGACGAAGTTATTAAAGTGTGAAATCTATGGTGTTGAATACACTGTAATATTTACCGACGATTACCACGACTTCCATACAAATGAGTTCTTATTCGGTCAAACTGTTTATGATACGTTAACAATTTATATTCGTGACAATCTATGTGAAGAAGCGAAGAAGAGAACTCTTGTTCACGAAATCGTCCACGCATTATTAAATGCACAAGGCGGTATCAATAGAAGAACTTTTGAACTCGAAGACCTCTGCGAGTTTGTCGCATGGAACAGCGAATACATTAATCACATCGCAGACGAGGTGTGGAAAGAATACATGAAGAGGAAATTAAAATGATTGTTGATTTTATTAACTGGTGCTTACAGCACAACTATCCTTATGAACAAGGAAAGAACTGGTGCGACTGCGTCGACTATACAACATTCATTAACTTCTGGGTGGACGGTAAAGTTCACACATTCTATGCACTAGACAATGGCGCGTTCAAATTGGACAACGCTATCGTCAACGACATCAACGATGTAGAAAGGGTATTAGGTTTACTTTATGAAAAGCAAGATTAGAAACATTATGACCGCGCTTAACATCGCCCGCAGTAATAACTGTGACGAAGCGAAGAGCCAAGAAATTAAAAACATCATTAACGAACTAGAGCCATACGCAAAGATAGAAGAAGATTTGCCTATCGACTTTGAAACATTTATTAAGTTACACAAGAACAGACAAATTGTTTACTTCAAGAAAAACCCGAAGAGTAAAACAATTCATAAAGGATATGTTAATTACGTCTTTAGCACACGAAAAGGTGTATGGTACTTCGTTATCTACTACTGCGACATTGTCTTTAGGCTCAAACATAAAGGCAAGACATGGGCTTTAACCAAAGAGGAATTGTTATGAAAGCAATACTGACAAGCATTAGACCACGACACTCTTGCAACATTCTCAACTTAATTAAGTTGTGGGAAATTAGAAAGAAGTTTCCAAAAGATTATGTCGGCTGGGTTTATATCTATTGCACGAAAAGTAATAAAGACTTTGCTATCAATTATGGTGATAGAGTTTGCTTAACACCTACTGACGATTTATCTTTGCTTAAAGAAGGAATTACCACCTTGCTTAATGGCAAAGTAGTCGCTAGATTTTGGTGCGATAAGGTGGAAGAGTTTTGGAACTTGGACAACATTATGCTTGCTGAAACTTGCTTAACAAAAGAAGAACTAGGTGACTATTTAGGTTTCAATAAAGGCTATGCCATTCACATTACAAAGTTAGAAATCTTTGACAAGCCAAAAAAATTAGGCGAGTTTCATTGGTATAGAAAACAATGGGTTGATTGTGGCATGGATTGTCCACCTTATGTTGACGAAGTTAAGCACTATTTAACTCGTGCGCCACAAAGTTGGTGTTACATAGAGGTGTAATTATGGCGAGAAAATCTAAAGAAGAACTAGCGCAAGAAGCCGACGAAGAACTTGTGTCATGGACTACACGAGTGTTTACTCATATTAAAAGAGTAACCAAAATCAACAAGCCATGTATCGACGACGCTGATAGCATAGACCGTGCGTGTAATGAATACTTTGAATACTGTGAAGAGGACGGTGTACCACCAACAGTAGCGGGTCTATCACGTGCGTTAGGTGTGACAAGGGACACACTTATGAAATGGTTGCATGGTGAAATCTCAATCAAGACTGCTGATGTTGTTATGAAATACTTTTCACTCATTGAAATCTTTGACGAAACGGCATTAAAGAACAACAAGACCAACGCTGTTGCTGGCTTGTTCAATATGAAAAACAACTACGGATATAAAGACGAAGTTGAACACAAGATTGTGGACGAGCGCAAGCCTACGATAAAAGAAATCGCAGAGAAGTATGGCAAGCGTGCTGAAATTATAGAGGCACAACCAAGCGGGGCGATTGATTATACCGAGCCAGAGGTAGTGACAGTGGAAGAAAAGCCCACTGATAGCGGTGAGCCATTCTAATTGAAACAGCCGAAATAAGACACGATAAAAGACGACGTGGATAAACACTCGTCTTTTTCTTTTTCGTTTAACAGCGTGGCTATTTGATAGGAAAGAAGCCGTTTTCAAGGCACAAAAAAAGAGGTGAGCCGAAGCCCACCTCAATTAAGACACTGTTTGTCAACGTAATTCCAGACCAGACAAGGACAATTTTTACATTTATCGTCGTAATGGTTAGAACTTGGGTCACCCTTTCCATAACAAACGATTTGATTTCCCTCGTTTGTTGTGTTTGCTGTTTGACATTCTTTATCAAGTTTATGTCCTAGCAATTTACTTCGTGGGTATTTTTTAATTATCATTTCTTTAACGCCTCCTTAATAGTAACCAACAACTTGGTAATCAATGACGTTAATATCTTCCACTTTAACTTTATGTTTTCGTGCAAGTTTGTTTTTTGCTGACTTGATGTTAAGTGCGTCAACGAGCGAGTGCGCTTGTGTTTTCACGCCATTCTTGGTGTATTCATAGTCGATACTAAAGCAAACCATTGAGTGCCTCCTATTTTATTTTCGCATAAAGTTTATCCCAACTTTCGTGATATTTGATTTTTTCTTTCTTAAAGAAATCAATAATCTTTTTACATAGTTCTTTGTTGTCAATGTTAGAGAACGCAACTAATGGTGGGTCAGTTCTCTTGCCATTACTACATTCAAAGATTAAGAAATTGTCAAACAAGCCACTGCAAATTAAGTTGTTTGGATAGAGTGCTTGAACGAGTGTCGCACCCTCTTTGTAAACTAAATCAGTAACTTTCTTTGAAGCAATAGCCTCAATATTTTCTTTTGTAAAGGCATAATAGTCATATCTACTGCCTACGATTTCTTTTTGTTGTTCTTCGTTTAACACTTTCATTGTGATTACCTCCTATATAAAGTGATACGATTAATTAAATCTTGGTCTGGATATGCAACCTTAAAGTGTTTCTCTTCCAAACCATTCTTGAAGATACAATCACCGTTACCGACCAGTGCTTCCGCACCCTTGTGGTCTAGGATAACGACGCTGTCACGTACACCCGCAGTCTTTAATGCAAGTCTGCATGGTAAGTTTGCTTTAATCAAACCGCTAACGACATCTACTGACGGACGTTGTGTGGCTACGATTAGGTGCATACCACACGCTCTACCTTTCTGTGCGATACGTACGATAGATTGTTCTACTTCAAAGCGAGATGTCAACATGAGGTCGGCTAACTCGTCAATGATAATGTAGATAGGTGTCTTCACCTTATCCATGTTTCTATATCTGTTTTCCATGATGTCAACCAGTTGGCTTAATGCTCTAATTGCTGATTGTGTGTTATCAATGTATTTGGCAAGATTTCTAAACTCATTGAACTCTGTGCCTTTAGGGTCAATGATAACAAACTGCGCGCCAAGAAAACGTGAGTTAGGATAATGACAATGATAATTGCAGAGGCTAACAAACAAAGTCTTTAGCAATACAGACTTACCACTGCCAGTAGTGCCAGCCACTAATAAGTGTGGGGCTTTTTCAAAGTCAATGTTGATAACATGATTGTCTGTATCCTTGCCAATGTTCACGTTATAATCGTCAATGATACTGGATAAGTATAACTTACCACCGCTTGTGTATTTCCACTCGACCTTGAAGTGTGCTTCGGTAGTCTTACCAAACTGCATATCCGCATGGCAGAAGACCGCAATCTTTTCTAACAGAGATTTGATATGTCTTTCATTATATTGTGACATATCATTGACGTTAAAATAAAAGGTATCGCCAAGTAAATGTTCGACACCTTTAACGTAGGTAACTTGCAAACCTAATTTGCAAAAGTTATTAGCGAGAATGTATCCCGCTTCGTCAATACGTGACATAACATCACCCCCTTATTAACATCTCTTCTAATAGTAATCTATCTTCTGCTGTAATCTTTTGTTGCTCGTAAAGTGCTTGAAGCAAGATAGGTATTGATGTTAACTCAAAGATATTCTTGAGTAAGCCAAACGCCTTGTTGATTTTAGCCAAGTGTGTTGGGTCAGTGTCGATGTTTTCATATTCACCGAGTTTGTCAATGCCGAGTGTTAAATCACAATCGACACATTCTTCTATGTTGCAATAATGTTCCAAGTCAAAGAGGTCTTTGTACTTGCAATTTTTAAGTTCAAACTGACAATAGTGTTGGTAACGACTAATGTCTTGTGTTAATCTTTCGCTCATTTCACTAACCCCCAGCCCCAAATAGCATTTAGTCCACAAATAACACCCATGACTAACCAAAAGGCGATAGGAAGTAGGAAGCATATCCACGTAAATACCACTAACTTATCTTCCGTATCATAACAAAATATGTCACTAAAATATAACAGCATTAATACAACTGCTATTATCCACAATACAGCAGAGCAGATACCCGCTGTTCCAAAAAATTGATAATTCATTATTCGCCCTCCTTTGGAATATCAAAGCAAGAACATAAAGTTGTTTGACTATCTTTTATCTTGCGTTGCCATTCACCACAATATCCGTCATGGTTATGGATACAATTACCACAAATATGTTTGCGGAACGCCTTGACTTCGGCATTGTGTAAGCGGATAGCATAAGGCTCAATCTCTTTTTCAAAAGCGTCACGGAACACTTGCTTGCGGGCTTCATGTTCTTCAAGTTTCTTTTCAGCAACTTGTCTTTTCGTATCGGCTTCTTCAATCTTATCGGCTTTGTCTTGCCATGATTGGTCGAACTTAAATAAATAGGTAGGTAAGAATGTACTAAACCAATCGTAGATACTATTAGGATAGTAATAGCCTTTGCCATTGAATGAGTAAACCTTATCGTTTTTTGGTACACGATTAATTCTAAAATAATCGTGAAGCGTTACATCACCATAGTATGTTTCGTATGATTGACGATAGACGTAGCCCTCCTCAACCACAACGCTTCCGTCTTCTTTGACTTCTTTAATTGTGGTGAATGTGAAATATTGTTCTTTTGGGTAATAACGATTACCAGTAATAGGTATTTCAGCCCCGCAAATGACGACCTTTTCGCCTACTTCAAAGTGTAATTTTGGTGTGATTTTTTCTTTTGCCATTATGAATACCTCACTGTAATAATATGTACTGAATAATTAATCTGGTCTTGCAACACCTCGTCTTCAACAATTCTTTCGTCGGTAAGGAAATCATTTTTGCCTCCCACCATACTGCTTCCGTCTTTGAATGTAAGAATAACTACATCTTTATCGCTAATGTCTTTCACAATATCACACACACGTTGACGTACGTATGGCTTCTTGCCTTTAGCGATAAGGTCTTGTCTAATAAGGTCGGCAACATAGCCAGCCTTATTCTCTTGACTTTCAAGTTGTTCAATGATGTCGCGTTGGTTATCCACATTAAATCTAAAAGAGTAAATCTTCATGTGTTCTTTGTGGTATCTGCTGACCGCTTTTTGTGCGGTCTTTCTTTTTTGTTCGTCGGTTACTTTAGTTCTTGACATTGAGTTTATCCTCCCATTCTTTAATGGTAGCAAGTTGTGCTTGTTCTAATTCAAGAGGTGGAATGTCTGTCCACATTCTCTTCTTAAAGAATATTCTTTTCTTGCGAAGTTTGTATTGCGTCATGCAGTTAATGCGTTCTGCCATTTCTTCTGCGTCTTCTAACTTCCTAGCAAAGATGTCAAAAGGTGCATGAGTAATTGTGTCGATGTATCTGTATCTGTTAATGCGAAACATTAATTGTCCTCCTTTTTTTCTAAACCAAAAAAGATAATACCAAGCGCACAACATATAGTAACAGCGATGTTAACCCATAGAGGTGTTAAACCCCAGTTCCAAATAATGAATAGCATGATAAGGTAAAGCATTATTCTTCCTCCTCATACCAACATTCTTCGACTTTCCAGCCACCCTCAAATAAGTAGTAGTCAAGTCTAACGCCCATGTCATGTGGGTCACCAACGCAGTCTGCAAAGATACTGTTGCCACACATACCAGCAATAAATCTCTTGTTGCTACTAACAAAGGTGTATGTTCTTTCTTCACGTGTGTATTGTCTTTTGAAGAATGGCATTTGTTGGATAACAACATAGCAAGTAAGTGGGTGCTTGTCGTTGAATTGTTGTGTGATGTGGTTTTCTTCGTTGTGCTTGTAGCAAGCGTCAAATAATTCGTGAATGTTTTTGCAAATAACTTTCTTCATAGTTCCCCCTCTCTATGGTGCGACTGAAATCACACCATTAAAACCGTGTTCCTTAAACCAGTTCTTAATTTCTTTCTTGGCTTCGGTTAAGGTCATGGTATCACTAGCCCAGACAATAACAAAGTCACCGTCTTGATAGTGATTGAATGGACAGTTAAGTTCGGTTAACTTCTTGTCCTTGCCTCGATATTGAAAAGCCCAACTTCCAAAACCTCTAGGCTTTCTTCCATGATTGTAAATGTAAACACTGTTGGTAAACGAAATCATAGCGGTCACCTCTATTCAACTAGAATAAAAATCACTGGTCTTACATCGATTGCACCAGTGATAGAGGACGGCTCGCTCACGTCAACCATAGCGTCTAGGCTCATAACATTACGCTCGTCTAGTTCTTTTCTTTCGTTGAGTGGAATGTCCAAATAAATACGTGGCTTCGTTTTGCAAAAGTTATCTTTGGTTTGAATGTAAATGTGTTGTGTTAATAAATAGTCATTGATAAAATCTTTGAGTTTCATTGTTACACCCCCCTAAATTATTCCGTTCTCTCTAAACTCTTTAAGCAAACCATAACGCTTACCTAGTTTTGCAAAGTGATTTTCAAAATCTATAACTTCACTCAAACTATAATTGTGGTTTGCAAAGTCGTTTTGCCAGTCGATTGCTTCGGCTCTTGCTCTCGCTTTGCCAATTTTGTATTTAGTAGCCATGTTATTTCTTAAATACCCCCGTTCCTTGTTCGTTTATTTCGTAGTATTTGTAACCTTTTTGTTGCATGATTTCGCAACGGTCTATCTCACCCTCAATTTCTTTGGATAAGAAGCAATCACCATAGCGGTCTTGCACTTTTTTATACTTGTCTACTAGGTGTTTGATGTGTTCTTCGATAAGCATTGTTATTATCCCTCCTCAACAAAGTTGATTGCATTTCTCATTGGGCGGGTTTCTTCCTCCCACTTAAAGTTTCTAAAGAATGGTAAGTCAAGTGGTTTCAAAAATCTATCATAGATTTTCTTTGTGACTACACCAGTTAAAATGATGTTGCTGATTGGTGCGGTAGTTTTTACTTCTCTGCCGTAAATCTTTTCCGCCCATGACCTATAAGTTTCACCCCTCATATAGAGTGCATACTTAATCATGTTTCTTTCGTTGTGATTTAATACGACTTTCTTAATAATCTTCAATGATTACACCCCCCAAACCAAACATGGTTTGCCATTAAAACTGTTGAATTGTTGTTTGATGTTTAATATTTCTAGTTCACATTTCTCTAGTGTAGGAAACGTGGCTGTCCTACGAGTGATAGACCAGTCCGCCTCCCAACCGCAGTGTCCTATTGTCTTGATAAAGTAAGTGCCGTCACTTAATTTGATTGCGTAGACTTTCTTCATACCACTAGCACAAACTCTCCTAAACATGATGTGTCAATACCATGCGGTGCTTTGTATGCGAGCGTAATTCTTGACGCGATGTTCTTGTTGTAGTCTTCTTCGCTATTGGCAAAAGATAAATAGTATTTATTGTTGAGTTCTAATACCAACGCCATTTTCATGTATGGTTGGTTGATAACTTCGTACTGGTCTATACCGCGTAGGTGACCTATGAAACGTAGGTCTTCTTTGCGTATCGCAATACGGTGCATTGTTCTAATATATTCCACATGGTCGCCATTCTCTGTGTATGTTGCTTTGTACAAGCCCCACACAGCGTCTTCCATGTCTTCGTCATGTTTGAAGTAATCTTCGGCTTCTTGTTCGGTTGCAAAAGCCATGCTCGCAATAAGTCTGCTGTCGTTGTATTTTCTTAATTCGTATCTTGTTAATGTTGTCATGCAACTTCACCCCCTTAATGTTCAAATAGTTCTTCGCTTGTTCCGTCGTCGTCATTGTGGTAAATGTTGATACGGATAAAGCCGTTCTTTTGAAAAGTTCTAATTGTGGCTGTGCGGTCGTCAATAGATACGATAACATTTTCACCGTCTTCATTCACACCACATAAGCCCTCGCACTTTCCGTGCTTCTTTAATAGTCTTTCGTAGTCGGTCATAACTGCCTCCTATACATTGAGCCATAAGCAGTTAACTTCTTTATAGCCACCGCTCTCTGTTCTAATAGCCCCGTCTGCTACTTGTTCACTACCATACTTATAAATGAGGTCGTCAACTTTCTTTTGCGACGGATAAAGCCATACATATTTACGTCCGCGTCTATCATAGCGAGCCACCATTTCAATAGGTAGCCCGTCAATAATCGCTGGCTCTTTTGAATTGCAGTAGATTGTAAGGCAGTTAAAGTTCTTTGAATATTCTTGCTTCATAGTTAGTCCTCCTTATAAAAGAGTGGTGTTGTAAGTGTTATCGCCTCACATCGAAGTTAATATTCTACTAAATCTTCACGCTTCATTTCGCATGGATATTCGTAGACGACATGGACAGTAATTTTATTGTTGTCATTGTCCATTGACACGGCTACTGGTAACTCTTTGCGCTTCGCTGGTATGAAGTAGATTTCATTGTCATAGCGGTAAACAATACAATCGTTATGGTCGACAAGGACTTTAGCGTCTTCGTATGTTTGGTCTTTATCCACATTACAACACTTAATACCCATGCTATTTGCTAGGTTAGCAACTTGCTCGTCGCTTAATCTGTTGTGGACGAATAACTTAACGTCCTTTTCAATACCTAAAAAATCACGTAATGGTAACGGCATAATCTCACCCCCTCTCTTTAATAGCGTCCAACTTTCTTATCGATTTGTTTCCATAAGCGGGCTAATAATTTCTTATCCGCTTTGATACCACAGTCATAGAACGCTTTGTGTAGGACGGTTTGGAATGTGTATCTTTCCCACGTTCTATTATAATAACGGCACTTGAAGTCCCATTTTTGTACGTAATTTTCACCAATGTGTCCGCGTATCTCTGCCTTATGTCCCCATGAAGAGTATGTTTCGTAGTACCATGCTTTGAGGTCAAGGTAAATATTTTTTGCCTTGTTTTCAACAGTGATAAACACCATTGATACGTCTGTTGAGCGGTGTTCAACTTTAATTTTTGTGTAGTTCGCCATAGATTATTTCACCTCCATTAAGTCATATATCTTTTTGAGGTCGTCCGCTGGTATATCACTTAATGCTTTTAAGTGATATAAAGTCCATAAGCGGTATAGTTCTTTGAATAGCGGGTTATGTTTGATAACTTTGGTGTTTTCATTGATGTAATCTAAACATTGTCCACAACGCACGTAGTCCGTACGTTTGCTGTTCCATATACCAGCACAGATTGTGAACTCGTCGTAGCCGTTCCAGTCCTTAATCTCTACTTCTACCTCAACAGCATTAGAATGTCGCCCGTTTCCATAGTAGTCCATTTTTCCAAACCTAAATACTTTTGTTTTGTTCATAGACTTTAAGCCTCCTTTACGTACTTGTTATATAATTCTTTAGCGCACGCTTCTAAATTGGCGTGGTACTTATGACCTTGCCCGTTGCCGTAAGTGTCAACGATGTCACCTTTGTAATCAAAGTAAAAGTCTATCCAGTTTTCACCAAACTGCATTTCAATCTTGCGACAATCACCATACCAGTGTGTTTCAACTGGGTAAATAATCGCAGTAAATACATCTATATTGCCATACTTTTCTTCTTGGTGTTTGGCTACGCGCTTAATGAATGATTTGTTTTTGCCAGTTAATGTGTTAATTAATTCTTGTGTGTTCAGCATACGTTGCCCCCTACCTTTTTTTGAAGCCTAAACAGCCTATTTCTTTGCGTGAGACTTTTGTATCGTGTTTCATGCAGTGATACTTATAACCACTTAATGTCTTTATAAGTTGACAATATTTGCAGTGTCTACAATTCATGCCTATGCCTCCTATTCGTTGAAGTTCTCAACAAGTCCATTCAATGAAAGAATGACATTGTTTAATATGGTCTTGCACTTGTCGTCTTGCTCGTTGTTAGCGTCCATTGTTAGTATGCCAACGTAATCTTTAATGCCCGTCATTACATCTTGTTTGCTGAATAAGTCGTCGTTGGCTTCCATGATACTAACAATATCACTTGTCCAGCCTATAATGCCGTTCCATTGTAGGTAGTAGTCAAGCACGTCATGCGCTGGCATTTTGTCGATTTGTTCGTTGGTAACTTCGTCACCAATGTTTTCTTTGAAGTATTCTTTAACGTCTTCATAGACGTTGTTTCTATATTTGCTCATGCAATCACCCCCTACCATGCACAGCGTCTACAATACTCATTGTATTGTTCAATGTGTTTGTTACATTCTTGTGTAATGTAATTGATATTTTCACCGCTGTATCCACTAATACAACTTAATACTAACTCGTTAGTAATGCGGTCATATTCTTTTTTGGATAAGTGGTCTTTTTCAGCAAACTCAAACAAGTCTTCGTCATAGATAGTGACTACGTCTTTGCGCCTATAAAACCAACGCTCGTCTATGCGTGCCTTAAAGTGTACTAAAAACTTACGATAACTTGTCATGTCATTGTTCACTTTGTGAAGCAATACTTTTTTAGTTAGTACGATTGTGGTTATCTTTTCGTTAGCCATGTTGCCGTCCTCCTATTGCTCGAAGTAAAGCACCATGTCGAGTGCTGTTCTAAAATGTTGAGCCTCTAAATCAGTGACTACCTTGTCCCATGCGTCTGGCTCATTGTCACGTATCTCACATAAGCGTTCATACAAGCGTCCATAAAAGCCTTGTGAATGTGATAATTGCTCGACGTTTTCCATAACGTCGTCAATACTCATGTATAAGTTGCCGTCTTTATCTTGCTTCATAGTATAAGTCCCCCTTATCTGCTAAAAGTTTTAATATATCTTTTTCGGTCATATCGCAAGCGATACCAGCAAAAATTAGTTTTGTTAATACTTGCATATCGTTTAAGCGACTGCAACCATAGAGGAAGCCAATCGTATTTAATTGGTGTAGCCAATTATTAGCCCACTCTTTGTTGTTGCTTTTGTCTAGTCTATCTTTGACTTCATGCAAAACATTATTAAGTTTTGCTTCACGCTTTTCTTGTTGTGTCATAAGTCCTAAAAGTCCCCCTTAACGTATATCTTTGCGTATGCGTACATTTCATGGTCGCACCCTAATTCCCAGCCTTGCTCAACGTGGTCTACTTCGTAGGTTGTGATAAACTTATCCCACTTTTCGTCGTCGTATAACTCGTACTTGTCCCCGTCAATCTTCTTGCCGTTGGTATCGTATAACTGGGTAGCGTATCCCCAGCATTTATATTCACGCTTAAACTCTTTTGAGTTTAGATACTCTTTGATAGTCATGCCCTAAAGCCTCCTACATATTGAATAATAGGTCAAACATTGTGCTGATTTTCATTAAGTCTTTGGCTTCTTGCATACTGTGTACTTGCACGCCACTGTTCGCGAGGTGTTCTTTGGTCTTGTCGCTTAAAGCGTCGTAATCTTGTTTGAAGTCGTCGTATCCGTATGCGTCGCCCTTGCCTATTTCAAAGTCAAGCACGGATACATTAGTTTCATAGTGTAGGTACTCTTTGCCGTCTTTTTTGTACCTAAAGCCGATACTAAACATACAAGTATTGTATGAGATAATTCTAAAGTCATATCCGTTCATGTTTGCACAAGTGCGCTTGCAATCTTCGTATGCGTACTCTTTCGCCCACGACCATGAGCCGTAACACTCGTGTAATGTTCTTAAATCGCTGTTGTTGTAAGCGTCTAAAATGCTTTGTTGTCTTTTATTCATGCCCTTTAGCCTCCCTAATCTTCAAAGATTGTTGTGTTGTCTTTTAGAGTATTATAATACTCTTCATGTAATGCTTTGTAATTGTCGTAATCTTTGCCATTAGCGACGTTTTCGCGTTCCGCTTTCTCGTATAGAAGCGCGTATGCCTCTTTGCATAAGTCCTTTAGGTCTTCTCTGCTCAAGTCCCAATAATTGTCACATATAAAATCGTATAAGTTGCCGTGTTTTTCATGTTGTAATAAGTCTTGTAATTCTTCTCTTTGTTTTTCCGTCATAGCCCTAAAAGCCCCCTTATTTAGTGTAGATAGATACGTTATTTATAACGTCGTAGATTGCTAATTGATTGTTAAGTTTTGCCATTGATAAAGCCGTTTCGCGCTTCATTACGTTAACGCTTATATCCACGTAAAGCACGCCATTATCGAGCCATAAGCCTATGAACGCGTCGCGCTTTGTTGCTAGTTTGATGTATTGCTTTAACAGACTTTTACTAAAGTCTTTTAATGTGGTTTGTGTTTCTGTGCCTTTGAGGCTTACCATGTAACCGCGCTTTAAGACTGCAAAACTGCCCGCGCTTGTTAGTGTTGCCCCGTTAAACTCTGCAACGTGTTTTTTAATGATATTAAATTGCTTGCTATTCATGCCCTAAAAGCCCCCTAGTATAAAAAATGCTCGCTTGTATATGTTTGGTAACATATCACAATCTTGTAATCGTCAATCATAATATATGCGCCTTTGTGCATAGCGAGCGCGTCGACTGCTTCGTTGATTGCTTCATTTATGTGTTGTTGCGCTGTAAAGCCATATTTAGCGCGCTGTGTGTATACTTCCATGCGCTTATTAAGTAAGTCTTTTATGTTGCTAGTTATAACTTTTTTCATATTGAAAACCCCCTATAAAATGCTATAATGAAAAAAGCGTAAAATACCCCTATGGACGTATTTTATAGCCTCGTTTTTAGCCGTTTTCGTAGCCTCGTAAACTCGTAACGGCTTTTAATATAATTAAAAAACGGCTTTTATTTTGTACTCTTTGCGTCTTTGCGCCTTGTTAAAAGCCTAAAAACAAACTATTTTTAATAAAAATATTACATTGTAGTGACTGCCTTATAATTGAGCATTAAAGCAGTAAAATGCTAATATTCTAAACGGGGCGCATTTATAGCCCCATGATAAATATATAAATGTCACTCGCGCAATATTACACGGCTTAATTTTTCGTTAGCCCGTCACCCGTTGCGCTTTTTTGTCGGTTGTGTCTTATTTCGAGCGAGATTGTCACATATAACGCCCGTGTTGCTTCGTATAAAAATAGTAAACTTGTAGCAACATTACACGCCTACAATTTAAGCACGGCAACATATAACACACTATTTTTATATGTGTATGCGATACACGCAATTTATAACCCGTCTTTTTAATAGGCGTTATGTATGACCGTTTGAATGACTTTAATACTCGCGGTTTATGTTGCTGTGCTAGTGGTGAGATACTATCTCGTTGTCATTTATCACGATACCATTATAACAAATTAAAAATATATTGCAAGCATAAAATTAAAAAAATATTTTTTGCTGTTTTCTTTTATGGCTTAATAAGATTAAAAAATAACTATAATTTAATGCACGCAAAACGTATAAAAAAACATGATTAAATATTTTATAATGGCGGGGCGTTTTCGTTGCTGTGCGTGGCTGTTTTGCTGTGTTGCGGGGCGTTGCTGTGATTGGTAGACAATTAAAACAAGTAAATATATATATAAATAATCAATATGAAGCGGGGATATATAACGGGGATATGAAGCGGGGCGGGGCGATGTTGCAATAAATATATAGACAATTATGTTATATAAAACATGACTTTTTTGTGTGCTTCCGCTCGGCACGTTTCCGCATTATATACATAAAGTATATAATATATAAAATGTAGGATAATATAATAACTATAAGTATAATATATATAATATACTAACAATAAAAGCGCGCGAGGCTTTGAGGCTGTCGCTGGCTGGCTGTGAAGCATGGATACATATAAATATATATAATAATAATGCGTAAAGATATAAGAAGCATAAAAGTATAAGAAGCATAAGAGGCGCGCGAGGTTGGGCGGGCTATGGCGGAATAATGGCGAGGCAATCGCGAAGCCCTCGCGGGCGTAGCCGTTGCCGTTTGCCGTCCTCGTTGGCTTCGTCGCTTCCGTCGCTGTGTTGGTATGCTCACGCGATTATATATCAATCATTAAAAACTATTAAAAGATAGAATAAATAAAAGAAGCGTTAAAATAATTAAGATTAGCATATATTTATTGCTGGCAAATAGGCGCGCTATTGAATGATAACGGGCGGGGGCTTCCCCTTTATCAAACTAATTTTTTTAGGGGCGGGTTAGTCCCCCGACTTCCGCGCCATAAAAAGCCCGACACCCAGTGAAACCGACCCACTTCCAAGCCCCGAAATCGACACCCCAGAATAAAAAACTTGACGCTGATTAATTTAACGGCTACAATGGAGGCGACAAAAGGCAAAAGGGCAAAACTGACCGAAAAGGAGGTCGTTATGAAAAGAGCAATCGGTTATATCCGCTTATCAACGAAAGAACAAGACGAGAAGTTTGGTGAGGCTACTCAAAAGGAAGCCATTTTAGACTTCGCTACAAAACACGATTACGAGATTACCGAGTGGGTGAAAGATGTCGCTAGTGGCGTTAAAGACAGCCGTAACGGGCTTGACCGTTTATTATTCGATGTCAATGTCGCAAACCCGCTAATCGAGGCTGTAATCGTCTTTAAGAGTGACCGTATCGCCAGAGAAATAAAACTTTATTTCTACTACGAATATCTGCTTATGAAAAAGGGTGTCGAGTTGGTTTCGGTCAACGACGGCTTCCCAGATGTACCGAAAGACTATAAGGGCATTATCAAATCGTTCATTTTATTCAGCGCAGAGCAAGAACGTAATAATATTACGCTACGAACTAGCGGTGGTAGGGCGATTAAAGCAAAAAGCGGGGGCTACGCGGGCGGACACCCACCTTTCGGCTACGTAGTTAGGAACGGGCAACTGATTATTGACGACACGGAAGCCTATATCGTCCGCTTAATCTTCGATTATCGTAGGCAAAACAAGTCACATCGCGAGATTGCTGACCTCTTAAACGACCAAAACCTCTTCACAAAGACGGGAAAAACGTGGTCTGCACCGCAAGTTTTCTACGTAATCAAGAATGAGAACACCTATCGTGGCTTTTACAAGTACGGAAAAGGTAACGAGTGGGTGAGAGGGCAACATGAGGCTATCTTAAAGTAGGAGGAAACGGGAAATGAGAAGAACTTTAATCATTTTTTCGGTAGCGTTATACGCTATGTCTGTTGTTTGTTTGTTTTTGATAATGTTTTTGATGTTATCAAAGGCGTTAAACAGCGAAGTATTCGTGGGACTAGGCGCAAGTATGATTTTATTCGCTTGTCTTGGCACAGCGTTTGTACTAAACGTAAAAGAAGAAATCTAAAACCAGTGATATAATAAATATAGGCACGCAATCGGGCGGTGTCTTGTCAAGCAAAAGGGCTTTCAAGAAATTATGGAGGTCTTTTTGTGACCGAACTATTCAATACAATCGTCAAAGAGATTAAAAAGACATCGGGAAATAACCTACAAGCCATAAATGACCTTTTTTACTTATGTAAAAACGAGATTGAAGAGGGCGATGTAAAGTTAGGTTTACATTATTGTAGCGATTTCAAGAAACTTTTAGGCGAATGTATCAAGAACGAAACAAATAAGCACCAAGAAGAACTATACAACAAGATTTTTGATGTCCTCGTTTTGGAAAGTCGCTGGTCTTTTGACAGTTATTTCCAAGCATTAGAGTTCAATCGACCTATCGAAGAGCAATTCTACCTACCTAGACGTAACACGCTTATGAAACATGGCGTGATACAAGCGTTAGAAGACCTCATTATTTACGATAAGTTGGACGAACTCTTTTTATCTATGCCTCCACGTGTAGGTAAGACCACATTAACCTTGTTTGTTATCTCTTGGATAATCGGTTATAACAGTGAACTCGCAAACCTCTACGTATCTAACAGCGGTGGTGTCACAGAGCCGTTCTATCAAGGTGTATTGAGCATTTTAAGCGACGATTACACCTACAACTGGAAGAAAATCTTTAAGACCACCAAGTTCAACAAACAAACAATGTGTAACGCCAAGACAACTTGCCTTGATACGGGCAGAAATAAGCGTTATCACTCGTTCACAGCCCGCTCTATCGACGGTGCGCTTAACGGTGCTTGCGACTGTAACGGTCTTTTAATCGCTGACGACCTTGTCAACGGTATTGAAGAAGCACTTAACATCGCAAGATTGAGAACTCTGTGGCTTAAATCAAACAATGATATGCTTTCTCGTGCTAAAGAACGCGCCAAAATCTTATGGATAGGTACTCGTTGGTCTATCAATGACCCAATCGGCATTAGACTTGACAGTAGCGAACTCGCTATGAAGCGTAGTAGAAACATTGTTGTCCCAGCCCTAGACGAAAACGACCAAAGTAACTTTGATTATCTCTATGGCGTGGGCTTCTCTACCTCATATTATCGAGGCAAGAGAATGTCATACCAAGATAGTGACGATATGGCTTCATGGTCTTCTATCTATCAAGGTCAACCTATCGAGCGCGAGGGTATGCTGTTTATCCCGTCGCAACTTAATCTTTACAATGTATTACCAAAGGGCGAGCCTACCCGTAAGTTTGCATACGTTGACGTAGCGTGGGGCGGTGGTGACTATACCGTCATGCCTATTGTTTATCAATATGACAACGATTTGTATTGTGTTGATTTTGTTTGTGATAGCGGGAACAAGAAGATTACTCAACCGAAGATTGTCAATGCCATAATTAGATACGACTTAAAGAGTGTTAAGTTTGAAAAGAATAACGGTGGTGAAGAATACCGCGACGACATTGATAGAATGTTACGAGAAAAAGGTTTAAGGATAACTTTATTAACTGGTCTTGCTTCAAACCAAATGTCAAAAGAAACCAAGATTTTTGAACACGCCCCGTCTATTAGGGACATCTACTTCTTGGACGAAAAGGAAAGAAACGACGAATACCGCAAGGCTATGGAAAACCTTTGCTCGTTTACAATTCATGGCAAGAACAGACACGACGACGTGCCAGACGCTCTTGCTGGAATTATCGATATGACTAATGACCTCGTGCAGAAAAATAAAGTGGAAGTCTTCCAAAGACCATTCTAAAGATGTCCGTATTGTGACAAAGACATTTTATTACAAAACACATTGATGTGATTTATTTAATAATTTAAGTGAGGAAGTGCGCTAATGCCAGCCAAAAAAGAAGATAAAAGACAAGATAATACACCAGCGGAACAACCAAAACCAAAGAACTGGGAAAGTCACCACGACGATAAACCAGTCTTTAGAGTTCTTCATGGTAGACAAAAAATCACTATTGGTTACAGCGAAGTCAATGATACAAACATCGTTGATGTTTTGCTTCAAACTTTTCCTATCTTCCAAAGCAACGCCCTAGATATTGAATACTTGTTTAACTATTACAAAGGCAATCAACCTATTATCAATAAACAAAAAAAGGTTAGACCAGAAATCAACAATATAGTTGTTGAAAACCACGCCAACAGTATCGTTCAATTCAAGGTCGGCTACTTGCTAGAAAAGCCAGTTCAATATGTAGCCCGTAAGGACGCTACGGATAACGAGAGTATGTATGCTCTTAACGATTATTTAGAAATCGTTAGTAAGGAAAGTAAAGACAGACAAATCGCTCACGACCAAGCAATCTGTGGCACGGCTTATAGACTTGCGCTTCCTAATCGCTATTACGAAGTTGGTGGTGACGAAAGTCCATTTAGAGTAGCGACAGTTTATCCAGCCAATGCGTATGTAGTGTATTCTACACTCGTTGAAAACGAGCCATTACTTGGTGTTGTTGTTTATAAGAAACGTATTGAAAACAACGACCACTACATCTTACAAGCCTATTCCAATACGATGTATTGGGAATATGATATTACCAGTAGAGCGTTGATTGATAGAAAGAGCCATGCTTATGGATATGTTCCACTTATTGAATATCCATACAGCGACGAAAGAGTTGGCGCGTTTGAAGTGGTTATCCCATTATTAGACGCAATCAATAAAGTTCAATCAAACCGCTTGGACGGTATTGAACAGTTTATTCAAGCGTTGTTAGTGTTCAAGAACAGTGACATCGATAAGGAAGACCTTAAATCTCTTCTCGAACTTGGTGCTATCAAGATTGCCGACACTGGCGACCTTAAAGCGAATATCGAATACTTAACTCAAGAACTCAACCAAGAACAAACACAAGTTCTTAAAAATGATTTGCTTGATGTTGTATATCACATTGTTGGTATGCCAAGCAGACAAAAGAGCGGTGGCGGTGATACTGGCACAGCCATTATCTATCGTAACGGTTGGGAAGAAGCCGATAGTAAGATACAAGATGTTGAACTTATGTTCAAGGAAAGCGAAAAGCAATTCCTTAAAATCATTCTCTCTTACACAAGAACACTTACACTCGGTATAAACAAATTAAAATTAAGTGACATCGAAATTAAGTTCACACGTAGGAACTTCGAGAACACTTACCAAAAGACACAGATACTTACTATGATGTTGCAAAGCGGGAAGATTGCACCTCGTCTAGCGTTTGTTGCTTGTGGTATATTCCAAGACCCAGAGAGTGCATACGCTGAAAGCGAAGAGTATATTAAAAAACAAAAAGCAAACCAACCAACCCCACCAGTCCCACCAAACCCACCAGAGGAGGAAGAAAATGTCTAAATGTAAAGTAAGCGACTTCACACCTCATGCGTTGGAATTGATGTGTGACATCATTAACAGAGGCAATCAAGTCGAAGTTAAAAGAGAACGTGATAACCTAGTAGTTATCGAAATCAAGAGGACGGCTCTTGTTAAAAGTCCAATCGAGGACTAATGAATTAGGTAATAAGATTGTGTGATATATGTCACACATCTTCAATACAAGTGCAGAGAAGCACTATAATACCGCAACAAGACAGAGAAGTCTTACCATAAAAAACGCAAGGAGGTCATAGAAAGGTATGACAAAAGAATATTTAGCGAAATTGGGTATCGTTATCGACAAAGACGAAGTCCCAGACGAAGAGGGACATCGCCTTATTGAAATGCACGTAGCCAAAATGACTGGCGACTACAAGAAACTTAAAGAACTAGACGACGCTCATTCAAGCGAGATTGCGGAATATAAACGCAAAGAACGTGAAAGAATGACCGACGACGAAAAGCAAAAACTCGAAATGGAAGAGTTGAAGAAGCAAAACGCTGACACATTAAAGCAACTTGCCATTAGGGATAAGGTTTCAGTCCTAGTTGAATTAGGTTACGACAGAGAAACTGCGCTTAAATATGCTACCGACGAAGTCGAGGGCAAAGATACAATTCAATACCAAAAAGACTTTATGGCAAAGAGGGAAGCAGAAATCAAAGCGAAAGTTCTCAAGGAAGCGGGCAAAGACCCAACTCTAGGTCAAGGCGGTGCTATTCCAAACAAGGAAGATGTAGTGAAAGGTGGCTATGAAGCCATGCTCAAACTTCAACAAGAACACCCAGAAACCTATAAAGAATACTTTGGCACTTCCACCGAAAACAAATAGGAGGAAAACAATATGGCTAGTTTATTCCAAGCCAAGTTCTTCAACGCAGAAGTCGTTGCACTTGCGGTTGAAAACATCAAATCTGCATTAAACTTAAAAGTTATCCCATACATCAAAAGACGTAGAGATAACGACATCGCCTCTCGTATGCCAGACCAAAAAGGTGGCAACATTGGCACAATTATCGTTCATGGTAATTTAGGTGGTGAAAGTGAAAACTATGACGGTAACACCGACATCACCACAGACAGCACAACTAACTACACTCAAACAGTCGTTGCTATTGGTAGAGCGCATGGTTGGCAAGAAGAAGATTTCCAAACTTCTATCGCTGGTTATAGCGAAATGGAAGCACAAATCTATCAACTTGCTATGTACCAAGACAAGCAAGTTAAACTCGCTTTCCAATCTATCTTAAAAGGTTTATTCGCTGTTGGTGGCGCATTAGCCTCCAAGAAAACAGCCAAGACTGGCTCTGTTGCCGAAACAGATTTAATCGACTTATTAGTCGCTTCTGCTGGTGATATGGCTGGTGACTTCGACATTGTCTGTATGGACAGTTATGTCGCGGGCGAATTAGCGAAAGCCAAACTCTTATCCTATGGTAAGTACGTTGAAAACGGTATCGAAAAACAAGACCCAACCGTTGGTTACTGGTCTGGCAAACTCGTCATTATCGACGACGCTTTCGGTACAAACAGCAACGCACAAAACAGCAAACACGGCATTTATGCCTTTGCACCAAACTCTTGGCGTTATGCTGACTTACCAGTCAAAAACCCATACGAACAAGGTAGACAACCTTTAACAGACGGTGGCATTGACTTCATTGTTGAAAGACAAAGATTTATCCTTGCCCCAGAGTTCGTTTCATTCAAGCCAAGTGCTATGACTTCCTTATCCCCAACCAATGCTGAACTCGAAAACGCTGGTGCTTGGGAATTAGTTAAGGACGGCAACGGCAACGCTGTCGACTTAAAAGTCGTTCCATTCGCTTGTTTAGAACTCACATTAGGCGCGTAAGCGATAAAGCAAAATAAGGAGGTAATCTATGACTGACGAAGAAAAGGTTAACCTAATGAGAAGATTGGGTGACATTGGCGAAGACGAAGAGCCAAAAGAAACTCTTTTAGATTACCTCCGCTTTGCTCAAGACAAGTTGTTAAATCATATCTATCCATACGGTGGCGCACCAGAAGAATTAGACAGACGCTACGACACTAAACAAGTTGAATTAGCCCTTATCTTGTTCTTAAAGAAAGGCGCAGAGGGTGAAAAGGAACATAATGAAAATAGCGTAGGTCGTAAGTATATGACCGAAACAGAGTTCCTTGCTTCTATCCCTCGCAAAGCGGGACTACCAAAATGAAAGACCTTGCAAGAAACAAGCGAGAAATCGCTTACTTGAATTATCGTGGTAAAGTAGATGTCGTTGATAGCGACGGCTTCAAGACTGGTGAAAAGCAAATTGCTTACACTAGACCCGTAAAGATAAAAGCCCACGTAAGTGGTGCTAAAGGTAATTCAATGGTTGAAGTGTTCGGCACTGACATCTCGTACGACAAGACCATTCTTCTTACGAAGAGTGAGTTTACTAGAAGCGGTATCAATGAGAACAGCGTGTTCTTCGTTGACACACCAATAACATACCTTGACGGTTTACCGTTGTATGATTATCGGGTGAAACGAATTGCAGACACACCTAATCAAGTTCTTATCGCTGTTGAAAAGGTGAGTGCTAGTAATGAAAATCACGCTTAACCAAGACGTTGGTGCGCTAACCAAAAGGATAGAAACAGACATAGACAACCTTGCAGTCGGTGTAGTAGATAGTCTAGCCACTTCAATCGAAGAGGGTGCAAGAAAAAACTTTAACCGAGCGAGAGGTCTTATATCAAGTGACTTCGATTATGTCAATGTATCACGCCATGTAGAAAACAAATACGCCCAAACAATTTCTTGTACGGGCGACCAAGTTCTATTCATAGAGTTTGGTGTTGGTGTTTTCAACAAAAGCCGATATTCGGTTACTGAAATTGTCGGCTGGTCTGGTGAACATATTAGTTGGAAGTATACTGAAAGACCAAACTTCGGTTTCAAACTTAAACAAAATCGTTTGATTGAAGAAGCACCAAGACCTCGTGGTATTGTCGAATTAGGACATTACGGCAAGGGCTATGGTATGGACGACTTCTGGATACGCCCAAGCAAGACGGGTATGCCAAACACATACATCGGTGAAAGCAGTGTTCATAAAAAGAACGGTGGAATTAGAAGCGATGTTGTTTGGACAAAAGGACACCCACCAATGCGCGCCTTATGGCGTGCAGTCCGCAGTGCGGAAAGAAATCTACGTAAGAGGTTAGGAGGTAAATAAAAATGATTAACATTTTTAATGAAGTGTTCACAGCCTTTGATAATGCCCTTACTTCTTATGACAGCAAGATTTCTACATCTAGTGTGTATATCAATGCGCCTAGTAAATATCCGTTTGCAAGTTTAGAAGAAATTGACAACAGCGTCTATGAATATTCTAGTGATAGTTGCGACATTGAAAACCATGTCGTCGTAGATTACGAAGTCAATATCTATACACAAAACCCAAAAAAGAAGAGTAAAGCCGACGCTATGGCAGATGTCGTTGATACTCTATTCAAATCATTAGGCTTTAGACGTTTGTCTAAAAACCCTATTCAAAATCAAGAAGAAACAACTTACCGCATTGTCTTACGATATAGCGGTGTAGTTTCAAAAGACAAAGTCATATATAGGAGGTAGCAAATATGGCACTCTCAACACAATTTGTCAAACTTAAAATCGACGGAACAGTCTATTGCATTAAGAGTTTCCCAGACATCGACCCACATGGAAACCCAGACCAAGTAGAAACAACCGACCTATGTGACACATTCCACCAATTCGCTGACGGCTTAAAGAATTATGCCGACGACCTAGAGTTCACAGCCAACTATGACGAAGCGAAGTTCAATACATTAAACGGTATTGGCTCAACTCTCAAAGCAGTTGATGTTCTCTTATGCAGTGGTACTAATGACGAAACTGGTGCTAACGGCAAGTTCTCTATGGCAAGCGCGGAAATCGCTGTTCGCTTAAACGGTGCTGGCGTTGGTGATGTTCTTGAAATGACAATCGTCGTCAAACCAAAAAGTGCAATCACTTTCACACAAGTGTAGGAGGATAGATTATGGGCTTAACTACTCAATTTGTTAAATTATCTATCGCTGGTGTTGTGTTGTGTATTAAATCATTTCCAGATTTAGACCCACACGGCAACCCAGACCAAATCGAAGTCACTGATTTGTGCGACGAATATCACACATACATCGACGGTTTGAAAAACTACGCTGACGATTTAGAGTTCACTGCGAACTACGACGAAACAAAGTTTAACAAATACAACGTCCAACCATATAGCAGTGCTTCTACTTATGCTGTTGGTGATTTATGTACCCATGAGAATAAAACTTATAAGTGCAAAACAGCCATTGGCACAGCCGAAGCATGGAACAGTTCACACTGGCAATTAGCGGTTGTTGAAATCTTACTCTGTAATTCTTCTAGTGACACCACTGGTAAGAACGGTAAGTTCACTCTTTCCGCTAGTGACATATCAGTAAGATTAACTGGTGCTGGTGTTGGCGACGTTATGGAAATGGTTTACGTTATTAAACCAAAGAGCGAAATTGTTTTTGCAACAGTCGCTTAATAAGAAAACCTAATAGGAGGTATTCTAGGAATGGCTAGAATTAAATTAAAGTTTTACGACAAAGAATACATCATTGAATACAAAAACCGTGACGAGGTAAAAGCATACTTCGTTGACTTGCAAGAACTCTACGACAAGTTAGAGAAAATCGACCCAGACAAGAATGTTAAAGATTACGTCCTAGTATCTTCTAAAGCCCTTGAAATCTTAATCAAGGCTGGTCTTGTTGAACATCACCATGACGATATGCCAAGTGACGAAGACATTAAAAGGTGGATAACGACTATCCCTAACGCAACAGCGTTCTACGAGAAGTTAATGTCAATGATACAAGAAGTCGTATCCAGTGTTGAAGAAGACGCAAAAAACTTGAGTTGGGAAGTGGAAGAGAATTAGAAACTCAACAGTCCGCTTCCCCACTGGAAATACTAAATTATCTCAACGACCTATGTGCGTATGCTCTCTCAATAGGTATGTCCTACGAGCAGTATTGGTATGAAGACCCAGCCTTAATTAATATCTATATCAAGGCTGAAAAGCACAGACAGCGCAAGAGAAACAATGAAATGTGGATACAAGGTTTGTATATCTATAATGCCGTTGGTGGCTTGATACATCTTGCAAACCCATTTAGTAAAGAGCATAGAGCGAAGCCATATCTCAAACAACCGATTGCCCTCACCAAAGAGGAACAAGAAGAACAAGAGCAAGAGAAGTTGGAACGCTTTATCAAATACATGAAGCAACGTGCGGAGGTTAGTAAAAAGTAATATGGCTGAATATGATACCCTAGAAATCAAGATTGAAGCCGATAGTAAGCAAGCGAATACTGCTATTAAAAATCTTTCTGCTAACCTCAATGCGTTTAATGAAACCGTTAAGGGACTAGACTTAAAGAGAATTACAGAAGCAAAAGGGCTTTTACAAGGTATTGCAAAGATAGACTTTAGTAATGTCACTAAAGGCTTGCAGTCCGTTGTAAGTGCTTTTAAGGCGTTCAATAGTAAGGCATATCAAAAAGCCGTGAGTGGTGTTGGTGCTGAATTGGCTACACCACCAAAGGCAGAAAGCAAAGAGCCAAACTTCAAACTTGTTGGTAATAGTTTTTCTAAAGACCAAAAAGCATTGGTTGCGCTTAACACCGAATTAGAGAAATACATCGGTACAAGCAGAGAAGCGTTTGGTACTGGTACTGCTGGTGACATCAAAGACCAAATCACAGTCATTGATTTACTTAAACAATCTTTACGTGAACTTAATGTTGACGAGATTAAGATTAAAGAAATCGTTAATGCTACTCGCACAGAAATGAAATCATTTAGTGGTGAAGAACTTGCCAGCGTAGTTAAAGCGTTGCAGTCTTTTGGTTTGTCCAGTGAAAATATCAACGGTATTATTTCACATCTAAAGACTAATCTCGAACAAGTAGGCACACAAATTGAACACACATTCACACCGCTTCAACCACTCAAGAACGTGAAGTTTGACCCACCAACCGCGTACTTAAATACTTTGAAACAAATTGAGGTCGTGACTGGTGAACTTACACAATACACTTTCAAAGAGGAAGAGCCATTTAAGAAAGTCAAGTTCACACCACCAACTGCATACTTGAATACAGTTAATGAAATCAAAGTGGTTACACAAGAAATGGTGGAAGCACAAAGAAAACACAACAGCGAAATGGAAGTTTTCAAATCGCTGGGTTTAAGCACATCTCAAATCGAAAACATTTTCAAATCGCTTAATCAAGAAACAAATAAACTTAACCCAAGCAGATTAAAAGAAGTCATTAAGACTTTAGACAAAATGGGTTATAGTAACAAACAAATTAAAGCAGTTGCCAAGTCTTTAGGCACTTTAGACGAGGGCGGAAAGAAAGCCACTAACGGCTTAAAGAAACTTGCTAACCAATTCAAAAACATTATGAAGTATAGAATTATCCGTAAGATAATTCAAGAAATATACAAGGCTTTAACAGAGGGTATTAATAATGTTGTCGCATTTGATAAAGCAACAAGTGATACCGTCAATGCGTTAAAGTCCAAGTTCGAGTTTGTTAAGAATAGTTTAGGTGCTATGCTTGCACCACTTATCCAAATGGTTGCCCCAATCTTAAATACCATAATGACTATGGTTGGTGAACTGGGAAACACCTTTGCTGAAATCTTTGCTGGTGCTAACGGTCAAACACAATTTGCTAAAGCCAGTGACGATTTAAGAGATTTCAATGAGGAAGCAAAGAAAACACAAGCACTCGGCATTGACGAACTCAATGTCATTCAACAAGACCAACCAAAAGGCTTCACTATGGAAGATGTCAAAATTGGTGAGAAGACAGAGGGTATCGCTGGTGCAGTACAAAAAGTCTTTGCCAAGATTAAAGAAATCATTGACAAGATTAAACCAGTTGTCCAAGACCTTATTGAAAAGTTACTTCCAGCAATCGGTAAGTTGCTTACACCTATCATTGACATTATTGGTACTATCCTAGATTTAGTTACAACATTAGTTGGACAAACCTTTGACGATGTAAACAGCAGTTTTGCTGGCTTCATTGATATGCTCGGCAACATCTTGGGCTTTGTTAATTCAATTATCAACGGCTTAAAGATTGTATTGACACCAGTCATTCATGTTATCTCTGCTGTTTTGAATATCATTAATGGTGTTCTAGGTGACGTTTTCAAATGGGTTGGTGGTTTATTCGAGGTGTTGCAACCTATTGCTAATATCTTAAACGTGCTTTTAGTGCCACTTTCAGCCATTCTAACAGTCGTTTCTACAATCTTCTATGTAATTGAGGGCATTGTTAAAACAATCGTTAAAATCGTCACTTTAGACTGGAAGCACATCGGTGATGTTTGGGCTGACGTTGGAAGCAATATTAAGAAAGCATGGGAAGACATGGGTAAGGTTGCCAGCGACAGCGTTAAGAATGTACAAGGCTATGCCACTGGTGGCTTCCCAGAAGACGGCTTCTTCTTCGCTAATCATAATGAAATGGTCGGCAAGTTCTCTAACGGACAAACAGCCGTCGCTAATAACCAACAAATCACACAAGGCATTTATGAAGCCGTGCGTGACGCTATGAGAGAAAGCGGTAGTCAAGGCGAAGTAGTGGTTATGTTAGATAGCCGTGAGATTGCTAGAGCCGTAACCAAAGAACAAAATAACTTCGGTACACAAAATACAAGAGGAGGCGTTTACAATTATGGCAAGTGATAACGGTAAGATTGTCAAGGTAGCAACCACATGGCTACCAGCCCCTAGTTCATATAAAATGACCTCTACAACAGTTGTCGATAGTTCACGTGATACTAAAGGTTATGTTACTGCTACTGTTATTAGAAGCGGTATTAGAAAGGTTGAAATAACTTGGAAGTTTTTAACTCAAGCACAGTTCACAACAATCGCTTCTCTATTTGAGGGTGACGATAAGTTTATTAATAGTGTTATGTACTTTGATACAATCACTGGACAAATGGAAACAAAGAATATGTATGTTGGTGATAGGGTAAGTGATACAGCCGAATTAGTTGCTAACTTTGACGGCAACGGACAAATCACTTCATTTAATGGTTATGCCAATGTTAAACTATCTTTGATTGAGGTGTAATGTATGATTGATAAACCAAATACATGGGCTGGCGCATTTCAAAATAGAGTGCAATACCAATGTGCTATTAAATTATATCTCGTTTATAGTGGTGGCACTGGCTATTCTAGTCGTGGCGATTTCATTCTTTTTAACTTTGCACAAAAGAGTACATACAAGTTCTTCGAGGGCAACCCATATAGAAAATACTCTATGGAATGTTCTTTCGTTGGCATAAACGCCACATTAAAACAATATCTAACTACAAAAGGTAGTTATCTTTATCTTACTTTCGTTGTTAATGGAATTGAAACGACTGGTCGTGTGCCATTAGAGGTTGATAAATATATTCATGATTTCAAAAGCAATACGGAAATCATTGAGTTTGTCAACTACCATGACGACGCACCAATCTTTTACCGTACACTTATTAACATCTATGACGAGCATAGTGACTTGCGCTATGCTCATTTAACAACAAAAGATTTTGTTAGCCTTATGTTTGATACTGACCCAAGCGAAATTATTATTCCGTCTAATCAACAGTTCTATTATCCAATGAATATTAACCGTATGACAATCGCTGAAATGCTACAAAATGTAGCCGTTGCTTATGGTATGTTGCGTATGCCTAATAGTAGTTACCAGTTTTATACATTTACGCAATTAATAAACAATAATATCCCAGACAGTTTATCTTCATTAAGCGAAGACAAAAAGTTTTATGCGCTCAACCATACCGAGATTGACTATAAGGTAGAAGATTATACCGAAGTAAATGTTCAATCGGTTGAGAAAAAAGGCGACCAAGTTCTTATTATGTCAATCACTGGCAACAGTGGAACTTTATCTGGCACTGGTTTAGTTCCTATTGAGTTTGAAAACTATGTTATCGACCACTGGGAAGTTGAATATGGTGGTGCTTCTGTCGCTTACTTCTACCAATATTTTCGTATGGATAGATATGGTTACTTATCTCTTAATAGCGCACCTAATAACTGGAAAGTAAACTTATACGGTCACAAGTTAGGCGAGAAAGATGTCACTCAAGGTCAACAAAATAAGATTATCTATTCACCATTCTTGTACACAAGTTATACAAGTTCATTAATCACCGAAGCAAACAAACTTTATAAGAGCAACGAGATTGTCACGGTTAAAGGTAGAATTGACCCGACCTTTGAGCCAAGCGACATTATCTATATTGAAGATGTCGGCATGGTTTTATTAGAAGAAGTTAACTTTACTTTTAATGGTAGTTTTAAGGGTACATACAAAGGTCGTGTGATTAGAAACAAACCATTCGAGCCAATCGTCAATTATACTATTCATAAAGTTAAAGTGACTGGTGCTTATTCTTATACAACTGGCACTATCCAAAATGTTAACCCATACCCTATGACGTTTACGTTTAGAATAGCAAATAATGTATTAGTTACTGGTACGGTTGAAGCCAACTCAACATTTAATTTTAATACCAGAACTACAACTGGTAATCTACCCGAACTAGATAATAGTTTTTATAGATACTATAACGGCTCACTTGACGACGATGTAACAATTCAATTTACAGAAACTGTAAGTCAAGGTACATCTGCTCTTGTCGTAGTATTGCCAAACCAAGCATAAAATAGTAGAACATTAAAAAAGTGTGTGCTATTCTATATATAGAAAAGATTACATCATAACTTTGTAGGAGGTGTAAATATGGACTTATCTTCATTAACAATCAGTGTTCCAACAGTAATAGCCATTGTCGGGTGCTTTATTGGGGTTATGACCTTTTTAGGCAATCGTGACAAGAACAAGAGTGAACAAGTTAAACTACTCACATCTATCGACGGGCGTTTAAGTACAATCGAAAAGAACACCGAAGCGCAAGGCAAACATCTCGAAAAACATGACGACGAGATACATGGTTTAGATAATCGTGTTGCCGTGCTAGAAAGTAAACCAAGTAGAAAGAAAGGTAAATGATTATGACACCAGAAACAATTAAAACAGTTGCATTATTAGTTATACTAGCGTTAGTGATTTTCGCTGGTTTATGGGCTATTCTAGTTGCTATTAAACGTGGCGAATTACAAAAGTTCATTAAAGAAAAAATGGTGGAAGCAGAAACTCTTTATAAGGATATGCAGAAGCCAGAAAAATCAAAAGCCAAATTAAAATATGTTCTTGACGCAGTCAACGAAAAATACAAAATCTCTAAACTGTTCTTGAACATTAAAAAGTTTATTGAAGACGCTGTTAAGTTTTTTAATTCAATGAACGGGAAATAAATAACAAGGAGGACGAAACAATGGTTAGATATGGTTTATGTAACAAGGCTGTCTACACTGACGATATGGAACATATCCCAGCCGATGTATTAGAAGCATTGGAATGTGGCGATGTTGTTATCAAAGAAACAACAGAAGACGGCAAATTGTTAAGACATTTATACCACGTCACACACAAACAAGCCACTGGTATTTGTATCTCTTATAACACAACTGGTTATAGTGATACTTATTCCTACGACAAGGTTGACGGTGTCTGGACATTCAATTCCAAAGATGTCTGGCAAGCACAATAATTAAACATCAAATTGGGGTGTATGAAACATTACACCCCTCTTCAACAATAAGGAGGAAAAAATTATGTTCATTGTTGATTTTAGAAACACAAATGTTAGTGAATACCGCTTTTCAATAATGGGCAACTCAAACGTCGATGTAGTTAACTTCTACTCACGTTTTACTCAATATGCACAAGACACTTCTATTTATCTAAAAATTAGAAGTCATAACGACGATTATGTAGATAAAATTGCTATTGCAAGTGAGAACGTGAGCGTTGACAATGACGCTTTGGTTGTTAAATGGACTATGGGTGCGGTTTCCACTCACTGCAAGAAGATTGACTTGCAATTACAATTTGAAAAAGAGGGCGAGATTATTAACCAAACTGGTATCGTGACATTGACATTAGCCAATACCATTGATGTCGAGGGTTTAATTCCGCCAATCTACCCACAAGTCTTAAAACAATTACAAGAACAAATCGACACACTCTTTGCCGAAAGTGGTGCAAAGGTCACACTTGGTTATGACAATGATGTGTTGACTATTAACTTACTCAACGAGAATGGTGATGTTGTTGACACAAAGACAATCACAATTCCAACCAACAAGAGTTTCAAGAGTGTCGCATTTAACGATAGAATTATTACATTCACTGCGAATGACGGCACAACTCAACAAGTTGATTTAAGTGACATCTACACAAAGACCGAAACAAACAACTTACTCGCTACAAAGGTTGACAAAGTTGACGCAAGCAACAAAGTCTATGGCACTGACGGAAGTGGCAACCAAACAACTTACGCCCTTGACAACGGCACTGGTTATAGTGGCAACGTGGCACGTAGAGATAGTAATAATCAATTACACGTTCCACAAATACCAACTGCTGACGACCACGCAGTCAGTAAAAAGTATGCTGACGAACTCGTAGCCAACGTCAAGAAAGATAGTTATAAAGAAGTTGACACAACCGAATACCCAACACTTCAAGACTTCCTAGCAAGCACTGGTGAGGAGGGTTATTTATACCTCTATCCTATTGACACAACTGACCTCACAAAAGGTTACTATCGTTATGTTTGGGAAAACAATGCTTGGTTAGATTTAGGCACAACTCAAATTGATTTGAGTAATTATGTCACCTTAACAACACAACAAACGATTAGTGGTGAAAAAGACTTTTCGGGCGGTGCTACATTTAGTGGTGGCATTAACAATGACCTTAAACCAAAAACAAATAACAATAGAGATTTAGGTGATACCACACATAATTGGCGTGACTTGTATTTATCTAATGTTATTAAACTTGGTGGTAGGACTATTGGCTATCTCAATGGCTTTTATGTTGACGCAACTTTCAAAGCGGGTAGCAATAACGCTTATGATTTAGGTGAAAGCGGTTTGAAGTGGAAAGACCTTTACTTGGCTGGCAATTTAACTGACGGCACGTATTCTTACACAATCAATTCCTCTTACAACTTATTATTCAATCGTAAAAGAACTGATAATAACTTAACTACATTAGGATATGAGTTCTTGAATATTTGTTCCAAGAGTGCTGATACAACATTCGCATTACAAAGTCAACCAAGTGACAATGCAAGTGAATACAAAGCCAAGATTACCAATAGTGCGTCAAGTCCAATCAACTTAACATTCACTGGTGTCACATCTATCCTCACCAACAACGAAGAAGATGTCGTCATTAACGGCAACGTGATTACATTAAGTGCTGGCACAACGATTGAATGTTCAATTATGGACGGCAAAATGATTGCAGTGGTCTTTTAATAGGAGGTGTCTAATATGAATAGACGTAGATACCTTTTATCCGTGTTAAATATGGATATGTTCCGTGCAGTCCTATTTAACAATCTCTATCACGACATTATCCCAAACACAATCGCTGACCGAAAAGCAAGAAACAACGGCAAAGCAAGACTGCTCAAGATTGAGGGTAATGGTGCGATTGAAAATCAGTTAATCAATAACGGCTTGCCTACGAGTTTGGACGGGTGGACTGGTAATAACGGAACTGCCACATATAACAATAACGAAATAGTTTTTTCTAATGGTAGTGGAAGAAAAGCCCTTGTTTATAACATAAATAGTTATGTAAACAAAAAAGTTCTTAATCACTATTATTTGATTGTTGCTAAATATTCAAGCAATTATAATTTCACTTTGCAAAGTGTTTCGTATGATAGCATACCTAGTGGTGAAAAAAAGACTTACGTTTCAATCAAACAACTGACTGCTTCGGCTCTTTTAACAAGCAGTGATTATTTTTACAACTACACTGATAGTCAAGACGATTGGGAATTGCACATTTCAATGTATGAAATCATTGACCTCACCCTTGAGTTTGGCACTGGCAACGAGCCAACCGATGTTAACGACAAGCGCATTAAACGTATCCTTGAAAAGTATAGACCACACAACGCTGGCACATACAACTCAACAATCATTGAGAGCGTTGAAACAAAAGGGTTTAATATTTGGGACGAGGAAACTAGGGCTGGTTATTACAGTTCCACAACTGGCGAGTTTATTCCTTACGCTGGGCTATTAGCAAACAAGGACATAATCAAAGTTCTTCCTAATACAATTTATTACATTAAATGTCCAAAAACGATTGCTGTATATTGCTATGATAAAGATATGAATTATCTTGGTATTCAAAGCAGACTGAACGAAGTTTTTACTACGCCAGCAAATTGTTGCTTTATTAATATTTCAGCAACATTTGCCGACCCATTTAATGTGTATAACCACGACATTTGTATCAATCGCAGTGGTGAACGTAATGGTGAATATGTGCCACATCGTTGGCAAGACTTCTACCAAAAGGTTGAGTATATTGAAAGCACTGGAACACAATGTATCAATACGGGGTTGTTGGCAAAGAATACACTTGGTTTTAATTTCGATTTATCAACCGACAGCCAAGAAGACCAAATCTTCTTTGGCAGACAAAATTATTTACAACTCGGCTCTAACGGTGTAAGTGAAAACACTGGCGTTTATTGGGGCTGGAATAACATTAACACAGCAGTTTCTAGTAGACCAAGAATAAACTACAATACTATTCATAACTTCAAACACAATTTTAAGAATAGTCGAAAAGCGTTGCTTGATAATGTAGAAAACCCAGTTCTAGTGCTTGACTATGCTACATTAGAAACTAGCACCGAGTATACAATTTTATTGTTTGCTCGTAGAGAAAGTAATGGAAATGTTGAGTACGCTTCAAAGATTAAACTTTATTCGTTCCAAATCACTGATAATCAAACTTTCGTCCGTGACTTTATCCCAGTCTATCGCAAGCAAGACGGCACAATCGGTCTTTACGATTTAGTCGAGGGCAAGTTCTACACCAATCAAGGTAGTGGCTCATTCTTAAAAGGTGCTGATGTTCCAAACGATAACGTGATTAAACTTCCAGCCCCACTTCAACTTGACGGGGCAATCAACTCACGCAATAGTTTTGAGATTACCAAGAACGGCTACGTATTCACAAGAAATGTGTGGAAGTATACATTTACTGGTAGCGAAACTTGGGATAGTTATGGCAGTGGTGTTTCAAAGAGAACTGATGTCTTATCCCCAACAGCAAACGAGTATGGCTCTTGGTTAGTTCCCGACATTATAACTGATAGTGGTTTAGTTTCGGCTAATCGTGATACTTTATATTTAGGGACAGCATTAGATAAGATTTGTGTTTATGGTGCTAGAGTTTATGTTAGTGATAATTCTAACCTTGCTGGCAAAACTCTCTATTATGCTCTCGCCACCCCACAAGTCATTACAATTCCAAAGAAACATTTAGGGGTTGTTGATTTGGGAAGTTTAATTTGGTCGTATAGTTCTACATATAATATGATGTTTGCTACTCTTAATGGAATTAAAGAGCCAGCAAGTGTCAACACATTGGCTAATATTTATATTGCTAATTATCAATCGGTCACAGCAAATCAAGGCAACCCTCAAACAACACTAGATAAAGTATGCTTTGTTTTAGGTGGCTCAATTAGAATTAGAGATATTGGTTTAGGAACTGACGCAACCGCTTTCAAAGAAGCCATGAAAGGCGTTTACCTATTCTATGAAACCCAAGACGAAGTGGACGACTACTTACTAGACGAGAGTTTGCCAAAGGAATATCAAAGGGTTGAATACATTGAGAGTAATGGCACGCAGTATATTGATAGCAGATTAAACTTTAGCCATGAACATACACTAAAGATTTATGGTAAGACATTTGCGTCTACAAGCGGAACTAGGGCTTGTATTGTTAGTGAATATAGTGCTGGTGATTTAAGCATTGAAGCAATCACTGGGTTAAGGGTGTATAACAATGACAACCCCGACATGAACAATACTGGTTTTGTTATCAATCAAGCCAATGATTATAAAATTATTTTT